AAGTGCTTTCAAAAGACCAAATACCAAGATTAATCGTTTAGTTTGATGGGCTTAAGAAGTACTGAGAATACATTTACAATTGGAGGATGTTTTATATGAGTAATAAGAAGCGTACCTCAATTGCCTCTACGCCTGAGGAACGAGAAAATATATTAATCTCGTTGGCTTATGATGCTGCTGAGGAACGAATCAGGAGTGGTAAAGCATCTTCTCAGGAGATAATACATTTTCTAAAGATGGGATCTTCCAGAAATGAATTAGAAATGGAAAAATTAAAGAACGAGAATGAAGTATTAAGAGCTAAGGCAGATGCTATAGGTTCTCAACAGGAGATAAAGGAGATGTATGGCGAGGCAATGAAGGCATTTAAAGTGTACAGCGGACAAGAGGAAGAAGATGAGTACTAGATCATATGAAGAACTTATTACTATTCCAGACTATGATGGCAGAATAAAATATTTACAAACTAATAATATAATTGGTGAAGACACTTTTGGCGGATCCAGAGTATTAAATCAAATGTTTTATAAGTCTGATGAATGGAAAGCACTTAGACGCGATGCTATTATTCGAGATAAGGATAACGATTTAGGAATTCCAGGTATGAAAATAGTGGGCAAAGTATATGTACATCATATAGAACCGATAACAAAGGAAGATTTGTTATCTCGAAGCGATAAAGTATTATCATTGGATAATGTAATTTGTTGTTCGGATGCAACGCATAAAAGAATACATTATGGAGATTCCGAGGAAGAGATACGAAAGTTAACTGGAGATAGAAAGTCTAACGATACTAAATTATGGTAGGAGGTTTATATGAAGTATAGATTAAATAAAGGCGCAAGGGTACATTCTCGTCCTGAAATAGATAGCCCCACTATAATAGAATTAGATTCTGGAACTATAATCGATGGAAAAGTAGTAGATAAGTTTATAGAGTTTAAAGCTCTTATAGTTTTTGGCGAACCGATGATCGGGTATGTTTCAGAGAAGTTAGTTGATAAAGTAAAAAAAGAAGTTGAGGTATAAATTATGGCATTATCGACACCGATCTTAACTTCTGTAAAAAACTATTTAGGCATTCATAAAGAGGATGATTCATTTGATGAAATATTAGTAGATAATACAAAAATGAGTCTACTCGAAATGACAGACATAGGAGTTATTGATGATGCTGATGGTGAACCGGATTTTAGCGAAGTTACAAATAAAACAACATGGGAAGAAGTAATGCGAAAGTTGTATCCAAGATTGGATTCAAAAGTTAAAAACTTATTACCATATGTTGAAACTTTTATTTGTATATCTGTAAGATTGTTGTTTGACCCACCAGCTTCACAAATGATTTTACAGATGTTAAAAGATAAAAAGAATGAACTAATATATCGTTTGAATAGACATTTAGATGAAACAACATGGACCGGAGGTGATAATAATGGACGAGATTAAACACTTTAATCACAACCATGGAAAAGATGGGAGATTCACCTTTGGTTCTGGAGGATCTAAGTCGTTACAGAAGATTGCTAGTAAAAAGCTTAAAGATACAAATAAAGAGTATAAAGGTCCTTTTAAAAAAGCTAGAAAAAATGCAGATAAAAAACGAAACACTAAGATTCGTTCCGCAAGAGCTAAGATTGCTAGTATAAAGAAAAAATTGGATGAACATAACGCAGAGCATGTAAAGAAGGAAATTAGAGAAGCGATAATAGAGGGAAACGCAAAAAAAGTCATGAAGAATTATCGCTCAATGACAACTTCTGAACTACAAGAGGCTAAGAATAGAATCTTATTAATTAATGATTTGAATAAGATATCCAAAGCTTCGGATAAATCATTTATTAAGAAACTTTTAGATACGGATACAAAGAAGGTTGGCGGGTTCTTAGATTTAGCTAGTAAGGGTATGGATACATATGGTAAATATTCGAAGTTTAAAAAAGAATTAGCAGATGCTAATAAACCAAATGAAGTTGAAAAAATTATAGAAAAATATAAAGATGTTGAACTTCCAGATGACGGATATATACCAAAGCATATGAAACCAGATAAAAAATAATGGCATTATCAAACATCGCAATCCCAATTTATTATGGCGAATTCCGTGATAAAGTTCTTCGTGGCGAAATAGTAGTAAATGAATGGATTTCTATGGAGATGAATCGAATAGATGAACTCATAGCAGATCCAAGATATTACTATGATGATAAAGCAATTGATGGATATGTTAAATATTGTGAGAATGAATTAACATTAACTGATGGCGGAGATTTAAAGTTATTAGATTCATTCAAACTATGGGCAGAGTCTGCATTATCTTGGTTTTATTTTATTGACCAAAAAGTATTTATTCCAGGTAAGCATGGATCTAGTGGTAGATATATTATTAAGAAAAAAAAGAAACGTTTAGTTAATAAACAATATTTGATAGTTGCCAGAGGAGCAGCTAAATCTATATATGGTTCAACTATTCAAAGTTTTTTCTTAAATATAGATACTTCTACGACGCATCAAATAACTACAGCACCTACTATGAAACAGGCCGATGAGATATTATCGCCGATTAGGACTGCAATAACTAGGGCTCGAGGACCGTTATTTAAATTCTTAACAGATGGTTCTATGCAGAATACAACTGGTAGTGCGATGAATAGACAAAAATTAGCATCTACTAAAAAAGGTATTGAGAATTTATTAACTGGCTCATTGCTAGAAATAAGACCAATGTCTATAAATAAACTGCAAGGATTAAGATGTAAGATCGCAACAGTTGATGAGTGGTTGTCTGGCGATATTCGAGAAGATCCAATAGGTGCAATTGAACAGGGGGCTTCAAAGATAGATGATTGGTTAATCATAGCTACAAGTTCTGAGGGAACAGTTCGAAACGGTTCTGGTGATAATATCAAAATGGAGTTAAAAAGTATACTCCGAGGTGATTATTATGCGCCACATATATCAATCTGGTATTATTGTTTAGATGATATCAGAGAAGTTGGCGATCCAGATATGTGGGTTAAGGCTAATCCAAATCTTGGAAAGACTGTATCTTATGAAACATATCAGTTAGATGTTGAAAGAGCCGAAAATAATCCAGCTGCACGAAATGATATCCTAGCAAAAAGATTCGGTATACCGATGGAGGGATATACATATTTCTTTACATATGAGGAAACATTACCGCATATGCGTAGAGACTATTGGAATATGCCTTGTGCTCTTGGAGCTGACTTATCCCAAGGTGATGACTTCTGTGCATTTACATTCCTATTCCCATTAAGACAAGATGAATTTGGTATAAAAACTAGAAGCTATATAACGAGTAGAACTTTTGGTAATCTTCCATCTGCTATGGCGATGAAATATCAAGAATTCATTAATGAAGGAAGTTTGGTAGTTTTTGAAGGTACGACATTAGAAATGATGGATGTATATGACGATCTAGATAAGTATATCATAGATTGCGGATATGAAGTAAACTGCTTTGGATATGACCCATATAATGCTCAGGAATTTATAGCTAGATGGTGTAACGAAAATGGTAGTTATGGCGTTGAGAAAGTTATACAGGGTAGTAAAACTGAATCGGTACCACTTGGCGAATTAAAGAATCTATCAGAAGATAGACTTCTATTGTTCGATCAATCGCTTATGTCGTTTGCGATGGGTAATTGTATAGTTTTGGAAGATACTAATGGTAATCGAAAACTATATAAAAAACGACATGATCAAAAAATAGATAACGTTGCTGCTATGATGGACGCATATGTTGCGTGGAAAAGAAACAAGGAGATGTTTTAAATGAGTGAAATAAGACACGGTAGAAGAGGACCAAATAAGCATCATAAGTATTTGAAGATAGTTAACGGTAAATATATTTATCCTGAAGATTTAATTCAGAAGGGTAAAGATTTTGTTTCTGATACTAAAGATGCTTATGCTGATTATAGCGGACCAGAAGGATTAGTTAAAAGGGGTAAGGAATTTATTTCGGATGCTAAAGATACTGCAGATATAAATTATAGAAAAGCCAGACTCAAGACTAAGAAGACCGGAAGACCAGTTGTTAGAAAGATTCCAAGAACTATTAATGAAATTGAATCTCGTGGTAGAAAATTAAAGAGAGAACTCGTTAGAGATTATAATAATGGTAAAAATAATAGAATCATAAAGCGTGGTGCTGTTGCTCCTATTGTAAAAAGAGTAGATTACGAGAGACGAATTGATCAAAAAAATGGCGGATATGGTACACGTAAGAGTAGATTGGAAAAGCACGCTGAAAATATTGTAAGAATAAACCAGAGAAATGGTAAATTCACAAATCGTAAGAAAACTAATAACGCTGTAGGAACAATTGCTAATGCTGCACGAAATGCTAGAAGGAATACCGTTAGACCAAATAACTATGGTCATGACAGAACCACTAATTATGGAAGACCTAAAATGAATACTGCAAGCAATGCAGCAGAAAGAGCATTTAATTCTATGAAGATGCCTAAAGTTAGAAAGGTAAAGAAATCTAAACTGAAAGAATTTATGAATAACTTCAAAAAGAAGAAAAAAGGTCAAAGAATAAAGACTAGCGATGGAGATACTAGAATTCTTTCTAGCAAAGTTAGATATAGGTAACAAAAAAGGAGATAATACATGGCATCTATAACTGAACGTATAAGTCGGGCATGGAATGCTTTTACATCTCGTGACCCTACAGTACGAGAATATGATTATGGTGCATCTTACGGGATGCGTATGGATAGACCAGCAATAACTAGTAGTAGAAATAATACTATTATTAATTCTATATATAATAGAATAGCTACTAGTGTTGCTTCAGTTGATATAATTCATGCAGAGGTTGATGAAAATAATAATTTTTTATCACCGGTAGATTCTGGTTTAAATGAGTGCTTATCAATAAGTGCTAATATAGACCAGACCGGTAGACAATTTATTATTGATTCTGTTCTAACATTACTAGATGAAGGAACAATATGTATAGTTTCAGTAGATAAAGACATTCCAAAAGATGATACTGAAGATGAAGAAATTCTATCTATGCGAGTTGGTAAAATTGTTACATGGTATCCTAAGATGGTTAAAGTTAATCTATATAACGAGGAAACCGGAATGAGAGAGGATGTTACTTTACCAAAAAGTGACGTGGCAATTATTGAGAATCCGTTCTATACAACAATGAATGCGCCTAACTCTACTGCAAAAAGACTAATTCATAAAATGAATTTATTGGATGGTTTAGACAATGATGCGTGTTCTGGAAAACTAGATATAATTTTACAATTGCCATATGTTGTAAAAACAGATGCTAGAAGGAAGGAAGCGCAGAAAAGAATTGCAGAGATTGAAGATCAACTTAAAAATCATAAGTATGGTATAGCTTATACCGATGGAACTGAAAAGATAGTACAGCTTAATAGACCAATTGAAAACCAGTTACAAAAGCAGATTGAATATTTAACTAATCTTCTATTTGGTCAACTCGGTATAAGTCCTAAAATTCTAGATGGATCTGCAGATGAGCAAACAATGCTTAATTTTCATGCGAACACATTAGAACCTATACTTATGGCATTAACTGATGAACTTACTAGAAAATTCTTGAAGTATAAAGATGAAAAAGTATTATTTATTAAGAATCCATTTAAGTTAGTTCCAGTAAATCAGATAGCAGATATCGCAGATAGAATGACCCGAAACGAAATTATGACATCTAATGAGGTTCGTTCAATAATTGGTTTCAGACCATCATCAGATCCAAATGCTGATGAGTTAAGAAATAAAAATATAAATCAAAGTTCTGCAGAATATGCAGAAAATCAAAATGAAGTAGGAGAGGAGGAATAATATGCCGGTACAGTATCCTAGTTGGTTGCCTGGTAAGCCAGACTTTAGTGGTTGGGCAACAAGAAATGATACAAAATGCGCAGATGGAGTTACTATTCGACAGAATGCATTTGCTGAACAAAGTGGTAAAAAAGTACCATTAGTTTGGCAGCATAAACATGAAGAACCAGTAGCTCTATTAGGCCATGCATATCTGGAAAATAGACCAGAAGGTGTGTACGCATATGCGTATTGTAACGATACTGAATCTGGAGAACATGCTAAGAATGTTGTTCGACATGGAGATGTTTCTAACTTCTCCATTTTTGCAAATAAGCTTAAGAAAATCGGGCAAAATGTAATGCATGGAACAATTAGAGAAGTTAGCTTAGTATTAGCTGGAGCAAATCCAGGAGCTACTATAGATGTTCCATACATAGAACATGTATATTCGGATGAAGATATTACAGAAGCATATATTTATCATGATGATGATGAATTATATGTATCACATAGTGATGACGGAGGTAAAATGGATAACAGAACAGTTGGTGATGTAGTAGATAGCATGACTGATGAGCAGAGAGACGCAATGGAATTTATGATTCAGGCTAGTCTAGAAGAAGCTCTATCTCATAGCGATGATGAAGATGATGAAGAGTATGTCTATGTAGATGAAAATGGTAACGTTGTCGATGTTGATGACGACTACGATGATGAAGAGTATGTCTATGTAGATGAAGATGGTAATGTTGTTGATGTTGATGACGACTACGATGATGAAGATGATGAAGAGTATGTCTATGTAGATGAAGATGGTAATGTTGTTGATGTTGATGAGGAGGATGATAACGTGAGACACAACGTATTTGAGAATGACTATGATGTTTATAATGATGATTACATCAGCCACGCAGACTTTAAGGCAGTTGTCGAAGAGGCTAGTAAGTCTGGAAGAAGCTCACTAGAGGCAGCACTAAATGATGCATTTGGCGAAGATGTAATCCAGCATGCATTCCCTACAAATGAAGGCGGTGGGGAGCAGAAGTATGGTATGAGTAATATTGGATATCTGTTCCCAGATGCTAGAATGACTGAGGAGATGCCTGGATTTATTAAGAGAGATACTGGATGGGTATCCAACTTCCTAAATGCAGCATATAGATCGCCATTTAGCAGAATTAAATCTGTATTTGCAAATATCACTGAGGATGAAGCTAGAGCTAAGGGATATGTCAAGGGTAAGGAAAAGACCGAAGAGGTATTCATCCTACTAAAGAGAGTTACAGCTCCTTGCACTGTATATAAGAAGCAGAAGATTGATAGAGATGACATCCTTGATATCACATCGTTTGATGTTGTAAGGCTTATTAAGGCCGAGATGAGAATTATGCTTGATGAGGAAATTGCAAGAGCAGCACTAATTGGTGACGGAAGAGCAGCTTCTCATGCTGATAAGATCAAGGAAGATGGAATTCGTCCAATTGCTAAGGATGCTGATCTATACAATATCAAAGTTGATCTGACAGTTAAGACTGCTGATGATTCAACTAAGAGGGCTCAGACATTTATTGATGCTATGATTAAGGCTAGAAAGAAGTATAAGGGGACTGGTAACCCAACACTTTACATTACTGAGGATATGCTTGCAGACCTACAGCTAATGAGAGATACTACTGGAAGAGATCTATTTACATCAATGGATCAGATTGCTAATAAGCTAAGAGTTAAGGAGATTGTATCCGTTCCAGTATTCGACGGATTTAAGCTCGATACCGATAAGCCGCTAATTGCTATTATGGTAAATCCATATGACTATGGTTTCGGTACTGATAAGGGCGGCGAGGTTAGCATGTTTGATAATTTCGACATCGACTTCAACCAGTACAAGTATCTAATGGAAACAAGATGCTCTGGTGCTCTTAGAGTTCCTTACTCGGCTATCACAGTAACAATGAAGGCTACTGCTTAATTAAATAAGTAGGAGAAATTCAAAATGGCGAAATTTTTTGGAAAGATTGGCTTTGCTAACACCGAAGAAACGTCGCCTGGGGTATGGGTAGGTGTGGTGGAACGTCCGTACTATGGCGATGTTCTTAGTAGAGGAATGAATGTCATGTCTACAGAACAAGTCAATAAGGACATTTCTATTACTAATAGAATAAGCATTATTGCCGACCCATATGCTTATGAGAACTTTTCGGCCATGCGATATATCAAGTTTATGAATGCCGCATGGTCTATTAATTCGGTGGATGTCCAATATCCAAGACTTATTCTAAATATCGGAGGCATATACAATGGAGAGACGCTATAAATTAAATGAAGACCTACAAAAGGTTCTTGGCTCTAAAAATGTATATTTTCAGCCGTCCGAAAATGTCAAGATACAATATGATTGTATTATATACAAGCGAGGTAAAGCTAGAAAAATTAGAGCTGATAATAAAAGATATATTAATCATGATTTCTATGAACTTATAGCTATTACTCGTAATCCCGATAGTCATATTGTGGATGACTTAGAACAAGTATTTGAGTATTGTGAACATCAAAGAAGTTATATCACAAATGGTCTATACCACCACGTGATATATTTATATTATTAAATATGGAGGATAAAAAACTATGGGTAAACAGTTAGTTTGGGACGCAGTCGGCGAGCATTATTTCGAAGCCGGAGTCGATAAGGTTGCACTATTCCCTTATAAGAATAATGCATATGACAAGGGTGTTGCATGGTCGGGCGTTACTGCAATTAATGAAAAGCCATCTGGTGCAGAAGCTACTGATCAGTTTGCTGATAATGGTAAGTATCTTGTAATCCGTTCCGCAGAGGACTTTGGATTTACAATCGAGGCTTTCCAGTCACCAAAGGAATTTGATGCTTGCGATGGTTCACTATCAATAGCAAATGGTGTATCTGCAACTCAGCAGACAAGACAGTCATTTGGTCTTGTTTATCGTTCGATGGTTGGTAATGATACTGAGTCTACAGGACATGGATATAAGATTCATATCATTTACGGAGCAACAGCTTCGCCATCTGCAGTAGATCGTTCAACAATCAATTCTACAGTAGAACCAGCTAAGCTCTCATGGGAAGCTAAGACAGTTCCTGTTGCAGTTCCTAATAAGCTACCAACAGCACACATTATCATCGATTCTAGATTGGCAGATAAGCCAAAGCTTGCTGCTTTCGAGAAGATGATTTGGGGCGACGAGACTAAGGATGCTAAGCTTCCTACACCACAGGAGATTATTACAGCATTTACTGCTTAATTTTTAAAAATAATAGTAGTTGTAATTATAAAAACAGCTACTATTTTTTTATTTTTGTATAACGAAAGGATGAATGAAAAATGGGCGTTGTAATTAAAGACATAACTTATACTGATTTAAATGGAAATACTCAGACCGAAAGAGCTTGGTTTAGACTATCAGCACTAGAGCTTAATGAGCTTAATGATATGTATGATGGTAAAACAGATAAGCTTCTTGATAAGGCTATTAAGAATAAGGATACTTCGTTTATTGCGAAGTATCTAAAAGATGTAATCGTTCTAGCATACGGTGTAAAATCTGAGGATGGAAAGAAGCTAGTTAAGACTCCGGAGATTAAAGAAGCATTTGACGGGTCTTTAGCGTTCGATGAAATCTATACAGAACTTCTTCTAAATCCAGAAGAGGTTGAGAGATTTATAGAAGGAATTACACCACAGGAAGTTATGGAACAGGCTAAGGAATATAAGTTTCCAAATAAGTAAATGTTAACAATTACTGTTCCAGATGTTGAGTTATTTGATGAAGAATCAGAAACTTTTATAAATTATAAAGGTGGCAGAATAACACTCGAGCACTCATTGCGTTCAATTTCAAAATGGGAAACTAAATACTGTAAACCATTTATAAATCCGGACGATAAAAGGTCATCTGAAGAAAATATTTATTATTTCAAATGTATGACTATAACTGATGATGTTCCAGAGTATTTATATCATATGTTTACGATGGATAATTATCGTGAAATAAATGAATATATAAATTCCGAATTAACCGCCACCACAATATCTATATTCGGAGAAGAAAAAAAGAAAGGCACAGCCAAAGTTATAACTTCTGAACAAATATATTATTGGATGATATCTTATGGTATACCTATGGAATGTCAAGATTGGCATTTAAGTAGACTATTAACATTAATAAAAGTATTTAATGTTAATAATAGCGATGAGAAATTATCCAAAGAAGAATTGTATGAACGTCAAAGAAGAATAAATGCTGAGGCCAGAGCTAGAATGAAATAATTAGTTGGAGGATTGATATGTTAGGTATTAAAGTTGAAGGTATTGGGTTTTCTGATGCTCATGATTTCTTAAAAAAAATGAAATTATCAATCCTTTTAAACAAACTAGAAAAGTACGGTCAAATGGGGGTAGAAGCATTAAGTGAAGCTACCCCTAAAAGGACCGGATTAACTGCTAATTCATGGGGATATAAAATAGAGCAACAAGAAAATAATATTCGTTTGATTTGGACAAATTCAAATGTAAATAATGGAGTTGCTATAGCATTTATTATTCAGCATGGACACGGAACTGGTACTGGTGGATTTGTACAAGGTATAGACTATATAAATCCAGCTATGGAACCAGTTATTGATAAAATATCAGATAAATTACGAGAGGAGATTGCGAGACTATGAGTCAAGGTAATGAATTCGAAAATGTCGTTGTCTTAAAATTTGATAATGCGGATTTCGAGAGAAAAGCCAGAGAAAGTGATAAAACACTGCGCAAGTTTGATGACTCATTACAGAAAATTGGTAAAGGCAAACATTTTAAAAATTTAGCAGAGTCTGCCAATAATCTGAATTTAAACAAGCTTTCGCAGTCTATTGATACTGTAAATAAGAGATTCTCATTAATGGGAATTGTTGGTGCTACAGCTATCGCTAAAATATCTAGTGCATTAATGAATAAAGGATGGGCAGCTATAACTGCAATTCCTAGACAGATATTAGCTGGCGGTAGACAAAGAGCACTGGATATACAACAGGCTAGATTCCAACTTCAAGGACTATTCCAAGATAGTAAGGATGCTAGTAAGAAGATTAAACAGGTAATGGAAGATGCTGATTATGCTGTAACTGATACTGCATATGGTCTTAATGAAGCTGCTAAGGCTGCTTCTCAATTGGCAGCATCTGGAATTAAACCTGGGCAGCAAATGAAGGGCGTACTTAAAAGTATTACCGGTTTAGCATCTATGACTAATTCATCATTCGATGAAATGGCACAAATATTTACTACTATTGCTGGTAATGGACGTATAATGGGTAAAGAGCTTATCCAAATATCTTCTAGAGGTATAAACGCCGCACAAGCAATAACTAAGTATATTAATGCGCATGACGGTGCTAAAGAAAAGATAATGGCTGCCGGAGATGCAACTGGACGAAACCGTAAGCTATTTGCTGAGCTATCACAGCAAGCAGAATGGACAGAAGGTGATATCCGAAGACTTGTATCTGCAGGCGTAATCGACTTCCAGACATTCTCAGATGCAATGAATTATGCATTTGGAGATCAGGCTAAAAGGGCGAATGATACATATACTGGTTCTTTAGCTAATATGAAGGCCGCTTTATCAAGAATTGGTCAGGGACCAATGGAGGCTCATCTCCAAAATATGACCAAAATATTTAACTCTCTTAGAGTTATAATAAACGGAGTTAATAATGCCACAAAGCCATTGCAATATGGGTTTATGCGACTTAGCCGTATCGGTACTAATGCTTTAGTAGGAATGTTAAACTCTATTGGAAAAGCATTATCCGTTTTCCAAGGTCAAGGCAAATATTTTTCTGAGAAGATGAATGACTTCTTGTACGGAGACGACAAGAAATCAAAATCAACTATTTCTAACAATAATAATATTGCTAAAAGTTTGCATAAGGTAGCTGGGGCTTCTGAATCTGTAACTAAAAGTGCTAAAAATAGTATAACTGCTATGTCTCCGTTACAGGTATTGGGCACGATTTTCACCAATATAGCAAAAGCTGGTCAAGCTGTATGGTCTGTTATTAAAAAAGTATTCTCTACATTATGGTCTATTATGTCTGGATTTGGTGTAGTGTTATTAGGCGTTGGCTATGGATTAGTTTGGCTTACTGGGAAATTTGTAGATTTTATACAGTTTATAAGTTCAAAAGCAATCGGTGTATTAGATAGATTAGGTTCGGGTTTTAATAAATTTGTAGTACCGGCTGTTAAATCGTTTACTAGAAAAATAATCGAAGCCGGTTATAGCGTTGTAGATTTTATAAAGCATTCTAATAAGATGCAGAGATTATCGACAGCCACACACAATATATTTGTAAGACTTGGTGCCACAATAGCTCAAGTATGGTCTAATATAACTGCTAAAATGAGAAGTTCTTCTAATGGTGGAAGACTTGAAAAAGTTAAACTTATATTGGAGAAACTTTTACATACAGTAAAAGAATTGGGTGGACGAGCATTAGATGCTGTGATATCTAAGTTTGAAAAACTTGGAAATAGCACAAAAGCATTCCATCTTCCATCTATTAGTAATATTACTGGTGGAGCATTAGGAGCTTTATCTAAAGGAAAAGATTTTATGAAATCTTTATTTGGAATAGATGAAGTATATGGTGCTGATAGTAAAGAAGCAGTAAATCAGTTAAAGGATAGTGCTTCCGACGTAGCAGACGCTACGAATAGCACAGCTAATACATTGCGTAAAGCTAATCAGAATTTAAGAAATGCTGCACCCGCCCCAGGCGTTGGCCCATTAAACGGTTTAATCGAAAAGTTAAAAGGAATGGCTAGCGGAATGGCTAGTGCATCTAATTCTGTAAAAGACGGAATTAAGAATGCTACTCTATTCCAAAAGTTTACAAAAGTAATTGGTGGCATCGGTTCTGGTCTACAGTCTCATTCATTGAGTGAAAATGTAGATAATATAACAAAACTCGGACATTTATATTTAGGTTTTAAGTTCCTAAAGCTTATGAAACAACTGCCACAGGTATTTAGTTCGATGTCTGGAATGTTTGACTCGATCGGTAAACTCGCAGCTGCGCATAAAAAGAAAGTTAAGTATGATAGTCTAAAAGCTATTGGTATTACGCTATTCTTATTCACAGCATCGATAGGAATCCTATCATTGATACCTACTGAGAAATTATTACAGTCTATTGCTATGATGGTTATAGTAGTGGTATCGGTAATGAAGCTTATGAAGCTAATAGATAAGATGGCGAACGAGTCGGAAGTGAATGTTAAGAACATAATCAAAATGACATTTACAATTTCAAGTCTCGGACTATCTATGTCGTTATTAGCAGTAGCAGCTAAGCTATTCGGGTCTATGAGAGTCGATGAATTGATAAAATCTGGCGCTATGATTGGAAGTTTCCTAGCTATGATTGCGGGATACTCAATATTTGCAAAGCCAATAAAGGGTTCAACACATATATTCAGAGATATAGGTATTTCTTTGTTAACGATGTCTATATCGCTATTAATACTTAAGAGATTAAGTTGGGATGACTATGCCGAAAGTGTTACTAAATTATCAATACTAATACTCGGTATAATTGGAGCAGCTAAAATCATTAAAGCTAATAAAGGAAGTTTAGCTTCCATGGTTGGTTTGGGATTAGCTGTAACGTTATTAACTGGACCACTTATAGCATTATCATTTATCCCATTCGATAAATTAATGCCAGCAGTAGCAGCATTATCATTGGTAATGTTTGCAGTAGCTGGAGCCGCTAGATTAGCTGGGGATTCTGCTCCAAAATTAATTGGAATGGTTACAATGGCTGGAACAGTATATGCTATAGCATCAGCATTAACGATATTAGCATTTATACCATGGCAAAAACTATTAACCGGAACACTTGCATTATCCGCAGTAATATTATCATTAGCTGCAGCTGGATATATTGCAAGTTCTGCAATGGCAGGAGTGATAACGCTTGGACTAATGTTCGGCGTATTACTAGCTGCACTATACATACTTAATGGTATGAAAGTTGACAGCACTGTAAAGACTCTAAGTAAGTTAGTAGATGTATCATTGAAGATGGTTGCATTAAGTGTTGCTATGGCTCTACTTGGAGTATATGTCGGTGCATCTTTGGCTGGTGTTGTTGGATTTGGTGCAGTAGTAGCTGCAACCGCAACCGTATTAGCTGCTCTTGGAGCTATAAGTAAAATACCAGGCGCTAAAATGCTAGTAGACAGTGGTGGTAAATTCTTAGAGAAAATAGGTAAGGCAATTGGTCGTGGAGTTGGTGGAATATTAGCTGGTTTTAAAGAAGCAGCTGGAATTAAATCTGCCGGTGAAATGGCTAAAGATATTGCTAAGTTTGTTAAGTCATTGAATGTTCTATTCCAAAGTATACGTGAAATGCGTCAAGAAGGATTAGAGAAACCATTATCGACCCTAACTAAAAATATTAAAGCTTTATCGTCATCTTCACAAACTTTAGCAGAATTTGGCGGTGATAAAGATAAGCTAGTACAATTCGCTGATGCTATGAAGCACATGCTTACAGCATTTAAAGAGTTCGCAGCCGATAGTGGAGCAATAAAGAACCTCGACAAAGCTTCTAAGATAGCAAAGGCTATTGGTAGATTAGCTAAAGCCGCACAAGATATACCTAATTCTAATGGTATATTTACAATATTTACTGGTGAAAAATCATTAGCAACATTCGCTAAAGATTTAGTCGGTATGGCTAAAAATCTGCAGACGGCATTTAGTGGTGTTTCGTTTGATGACACCATGGTAACTACTGCAAATAATATTGCGAAAGTAATGTCTTCAATGGCAGCAGTAGCTAAAAAGGTTGATGGCTTAAGCGTTAAATATACTAATGATAATGTAACACCATTAAAACATTTCGCAAGCGACGCTCAAAACGCAGTTCCTAAGTTTAAAGGATTCGCTGAAAAAGCTCAAGACCTAATGAGTACATATCCAAACTTTGGTCCTATAACAGTTATAGTTGCTAGTGCTATGTCAGCGATGGCAAATGTTGCTAAAAAGCTAGTTAGTAAAAGATTACGATACGATAGCGCATGGGTTCAGCCTTTAACTAATTTTGCATCGGATACACAGCTAGCTATTCCTAAATTTGTTTCATTTGCAAATACTGCAAAGAGTATAACGCCAGAACATGCCAGTGCTATTAAACAAGCTGCGGATTTAATGAATACCATGGCTAGCATTAAACTCCAGAAAACAAGTTTCCTTAATGGTTTCTTTGGTGGTGTTAAATCGCTAACCGGAACCGCTAGAGATCTAAAAACAGCAATATCTGTATTGGTAGGAATACAGACTAAAGGCGTTGCTAGTAAAGCTGCAGAGATAAAGAATATTGTTGCTGATTTAAAAACTGCAATTGGATATGCTGGGGATCAGCAACTTCAGAATCTATCAGGTTTCGAAATGGTAATTGGATTTGCGAACGGTATAACAAGTGGTCTTGATGGTGGATATATACAAGAGGCATTAGCTAATCTAGGTTCAACCGTTCAAGCTGGTTTAGCCGGATCTAATTATCTGTATTCAGCTCAAGGTACTGATGCCGTAAATAGTTATAGAGCTCCTATATATAGAGGATATGGCCTACGAGCTGCAGGATCAAATGCTGGTTATCTAGCATTCCTTGGATTCGCTTCATACACTAATAGCTATTATAATGAAGGTCGTAATGCTATGGCTGGATTTGCAAATGGTATTAATCGTTATTTAAGTTTAGGTGTAGATGCTGCAACTAATGCTGCTAGAAAAGCTCTTGCAGGATTTAGAAAAGGTCAGGATTCTAATTCGCCGGCTAAGAAGTATACTAAAGAGGGTCATAACTCAATTGAGGGATTTGTACTTGGTATACATCAGCATCAAAAGTATGCTTATTCAGCAGCTAAAGAACTAGCAGCTAGAGCTGTAAGTTCATTTAATGAATCTATGGAAGGCTTCGGAAACGAAGTATACATGCCAGAAATCAAACCGGTACTAAACCTAGACAACATCGAATCCGGTGTTAATAAAATAGCAGATCTTATGTCTAATAGTAGTACTATAATGACAGACGGAGCTGCTGGAATGGTATCATCAGCAATACCTGGAAGTTCAAAGACTTGGACTCCTAGAAATGGTGCTGAAATTCAAAATGACAATTCTGGAGTGACATTTGTACAGAATAATTACTCGCCTAAGTCACTATCCAGATTAGAGATTTATAGAAATACTAAGAATCTCTTAGAGACAGTTAAGACTAATTCATAGGAGGTCTGAAATATGATTAACTTTTTAACAGTTACTAACTATGTTGGTAGGTCATTAAAGATAGACCTCCGAAATCCATGGTTGGTTGGGTTAAATATTACGTCTATAACTGGAATCGGTGCAGGGAAAGCAAGTATCAATTCAACAGAGCTTGCTACACGAGATGGCGGGGTATATAACTCCGCTCGTCTCTCCTACCGAAATATAGTTATAAATGTACAATTCTTACCTATCCCGACAATCGAGGAAAGTAGAAATCGTACGTACGAATATTTCCCAATTAAAAAACCAATCATACTGACATTCGAAACGGATACAAAGAAAGTACAAATAAAAGGATATGTTGAGTCTAATGAGACTACACATTTCGAAGAAAAGACAGGAACCCAGATATCTGTTATTTGTGAAAACCCTTATTTCTATGATATATCTGAAGACTTTAATTCAGCTATAACATTTAGTAATATTCAACCGTTATTCGAATTTCCTTTTGAAAATAATAGTTTAACAGAACCACTACTAGAGTTCTCATCGTCAACAAGTATAACCGAGAAAAATATAGATTATCGTGGTGACGCTGAAGTTGGTATGTTTATGACTCTACAGTTTACAGGTACTGTTAAAAACATAACTATACATAATATAACACTAGACCAGCATATGAAAATCGATACTAAAAGACTACAGTCTATAGTTGGTACTGATTATTTTAAAGCTGGTGATGAAGTAACAATAAATACTATAATGGGCGAAAAGTTTATATACTTACAGAGAAACGGAGAGACTAAGTCTATATTAACATGTTTAGATAAGAACGTTGATTGGATTAATCTCGTTTCTGGGGATAATCACTTTGCATACGTTGCGGAGTCTGGTATCGAATATATAAACTTCCAGATCAAGTATCTATTGTATTATCAGGGGATATAACTATGCAATTAAGAATACTAAATCAAGACTTCATACCTTTAGAGGTAGTGGATACATATAAGTCTATTATCTGGACAGATAGATATGATTTGTGTGGGGAATTCGAATTGTGTTTAGATCCATTAGGCGTAATAGCTAAAACTATGCAGAAGGACTATTATTTAGAGCTAGATCACAGTGAGCATCTAATGATAATTGAGGATTTTAATACCGAAACAGATTTTGATGACGGAGATTTATTAATTGTTAAAGGTCGATCTTTAGAATCAATCTTGGACCGAAGAGTCATTTGGCCGCAGAAAGTATTTGACGGTAATTTTCAAAATCAAATAGAAACTATGCTCAATGAGACTATTATAAATCCTACAATTGCTGATAGACGAATACCGAACTTCGTATTTAAAAGAAGTACAGATCCAAATGTCACCAAGTTAACATTTAAAGGACAATTTACAGGAGATAATCTTTATACAGTTATCTCTGAAGCTTGTCGTAAAGCTAAGTGCGGGTTTAAGATACTTCTTAACACGGATAACAAGTTTGAATTCCAACTATATTATGGTGTAGACCGTTCGTACGACCAGTATGAGCGTCCAGTAGTTGCATTTACTCCTGGATTTGAGAATCTTAGAAAGTCTACATATAAAGAGAATAATAGCCCTTTTAAATCAATAGCTATAGTTGCTGGAGAGGGTGAAGGTGCTGCTCGTAAGTCAATCGCAGTGCAGGCTTCAGAAAGCAAATCTGGATTGTTAAGACGTGAGTTATATGTCGATGCTAGAGATATCTCTACTAATACGGAGTCAGGCACGAATCTTACAGATGCACAATATAACGATTTACTTAAAGAGCGTGGCGTTAGAGATTTGAATGAGAATTTCTACATACGCTCATTTGAGGGTGAAGCTGAAACGAATTCTACCTTTATATTAAATAAAGATTTCTATATAGGTGATATAGTTCACATAGCTAATCAGTACGGTAAAGAAGCTAAGAGTAGAGTTAGTGAGATTATATTCTCTCATGACAAAGACAAACTTACAATAGTTCCTACATTTAGCTCAGCTGAAATGAATCTAACATATCAGAATGCTCCTATTCAAACACTAGTTCCGAATAGACCAGCTACATCTGAATCATTAGAAGAGGCTAGGAAAGCTATTGCAAAAGCTAATAAAGATATCGTAACAATCGTTAACGACCTAAAGAATCTAATAGTATCGGTGGACGTATTATATTATGTGTCGACTAGTGCTACTGAATTAAAAGGCGGAACGTGGGTATCTCAAATAACTGGAGAAATTCAAAATGGATTTATTTGGACTAAGACTAAAACGGTTTATAAGGATGGACATACGTCTGAAACAAATCCTACTTGTATCTCCTCTAGTAAATCTGGTGGAGGAAAGCAGATAACGAATATTATTGAAGAGTATTATGTTTCGACTTCGAAAAATTCCCCGGTGGGAGGTTCCTGGAAAACTTCATTAGATGATACTGATTTATCGTCGCCAAATATCACAGTATGGACAAGAACTAAAATCAGATATTCGGATGGTAGTGAATCAATAGTTACACCTCAGTCATTAAATAATATAATAAATACAGCTGTAGAGTCTAGTTCTAAAGTTGATACATTAGTAACTCGAGCTAATAACGGAGAATTCAATGGTGCTCCCGGACCACAGGGTCCTCAAGGCGCTCAGGGTAGTCCTGGTGAACCTGGTCCGGCGGGTCCGTCAGCATATGTTAAGATTATACCGTCGAATATAAAAGTAGGAACTTGTGATTTAGAAGCATTCCTATTCGTTGATGGTGTACTTAAAACCGACGGGGTTACATATCATTGGAAGAAAGATAATGAAGATATTGTTCTATATAATACTAAGAAAATTACCGATGTAAGTATTACATCTACAGTATATTCTTGTCATTGTGAATGGAGGTAAATATGGCTGATAAAAATGAAGCTATGGGTAGCTATGACCTAACCCAACTATCAGTTATAACCGAAAGACAAGTTAAAACGGATAGTAAAGTATCTGAATTAGAGCCGACAGTAAAAAATGTAAAGAAATATGTATCAATTACAGATGGCGCTATATCTATAGGATCTTCAGATTCGGACATAAAAATGCGAATTGATAACGATTCTGCAGACTTAATAAATGTAAATACTAGTTCTACATTATGCAGCTTTAATAGTGAAACCACTACCGTTAAAAACTTAGAAGTTCTGAATAATTTAAAAGTTTGGGATTACAGTTTTAAACATGATGAACGCGGTAATATATTTTTTGGAAAGGATTAAAAAAGTATGGCTGAATTTGAGAATGGTGTCCGTGTAACTATAAGCATGCGAGAAGACACATCTAAAACCAACTATAAATCTACTCATGGTAAGATGATTCCAGGAAAGTCTTATGTTCTTATAGATGTTAAATATGAGATACAAAAATATGTGGATTTTACATTTGGCGAAGTTGTTCATGGTAATTATTCATCTTTTATAGGTGAAAATTACCAAGAATTAGATACTAATTATACTTTAATGGATTTAAAAACATATAAAGATGTAACTAATTCCGATGGATTAAGAGTTATATCATTCACTTCTAAGTCTATTTTATCTAGACAATTAGACGATTATGGTATGCAACATTATGTAACATATGGTGTGTCAATAGGCTATGGTGATGTTAATATTCATCATATACCAATATCTAAGTTTGATATGTATCCGTATGTTAAACCAAATATTGAATTTATAAAAGCAACACGTACTGGAGACACCGTTAAAATAATAACAAAAGTTCGTATGTTTATAAAAGAAGGATTTTATAAAGATCGTAACTTTTTAGAATGTTATATAAAAAAGAAAATAGATAATAATTATTCTAAGACTACATTATTTGACGTTGAAGCATCGCGAGAGCCGGATGTTATGCACGAGGAACTATATGAAGGTTTCTTTACATTTATAATTAAAAATGTTGACGATGATAGTTATAATGGATATTTTAAGGTTGTTGCCTTAAACGAAACCATTACATTTCCGCTTTTCGAAATTCCTGCTAGATATCAATTAATTTGTTTTGGTAAGGATGGTAATGCTATTGCGTTTGGAAAAATATGTGAACAAGAGGGTTATGAAAATGACTTAGATAGTTGGTTTTACAAACCTACATATTTTACAGATACTGTTAATTTTAAAAAAGCACCAACTGGGATACCATCGGATACGATAATCATAACCAGTACACTAAAAGAATCTGAAATGATACAAATGAATTTTGGTGATACCATGGGCAATGATCCACAGACAGTACAGGATGATGCATTCTATTCATATAAACAAACATTCTGGTTACTACCGTCTAAGTATGGTAAAACTATAAACGATTTTCTAAATAATTGTGTAATTGAAATGTTTCTAGAAGAGCCTTGTCCTAGCATATGTCCTAGACTATATTATAGAAATTATGCAAACGATATAGAAGTGCAAGTATTATCTATGGTGAAAAATATTAAACCGACAAAAGTAAGATTACGTTTTACTTTTTCAGATGTATTTACATATTAAATAAGGAGGTGAATTTATGGCATTTACTTTTGGTTTTTATAATTCTAAAAATCATGATCGTAAGTATGATGCTCGTCAATTCTGTAGTATCTTCGATGGTATTATTAATGATGGAGTGTTTGAGTCAATTGGTAAACAGCTTACGGTTAAATTAAAACAGAATCGAACAGTACTAGTCCAGGAGGGTAGAGCATGGTTCAATCATACTTGGAATGATAATGACACTCCTTATGAACTTACTATAGATAATCCGGATGCATTATATACTAGATGGGATGCTGTAGTTTTGGAAGTTAATACGGACGACATGGTTCGAGCTAATGGTTTGAAGGTTATCAAGGGTACTCCTGCTAGTAATCCTAGTAAGCCAACTATGAAGAAAACCACTTCACAATTCCAGTATCCGCTAGCATATATTCAGGTTATTCCAGGAAAGACTAAGCTTGATGGTTCTGACATACAGAATGTAGTAGGTAGTCCAGAGTGCCCATTTGTTAAAGCGGTAACAAAGATGGCCACCTTAACTGATATATATTCACAGTATGAATCTCAGTATAAGGAATCTATAGAGAGTAAGACTACTGAATTCGAAAACTGGTTTAGAACTATCCAGTCAAATCTAAGCGGAGACCAGGCTACAAAGCTATGGGCATATGTGATGCTTACGCCATCTATAAAAAGTGAGTTGAATAGATTTGGTATACCAACTCCAGATTCAGCAACATTAATAGATGTTATACGCGATTTGGTTTCGAAATTAGATACTTACAAAATTATAAAACGAGATGTTTTAATTCGTAAAGAGGATTGTGTTACAACAAATGATTATTCAGGATATAAGTATTATATTCGTATACTTATTGATGGATGCACATCGAGTCATATACCTAATGTTTATACTAAACTTGGAGAAAATATGAATAATGTTGCACCACTATGTAAGACTGAAAATGGTTATCTCGATATATATTTAAGAAATGCTAATTTTAATAGTTTTACAATTCCTCTAATTGTTCTAGAAAAAGAAGATTATTAATATAGGAGGTAGTTATGGCTATAGGAGTAGTACATGGACTTGGTGGTGGGATTGGCATTGTTAGACAAGAGATCCTAACCAACAGAAAAGGATATAAAATATTATATACAGAATATTCCAATGGATATGTAACAATGGACGCAAGAGGATTTGATTCTGTATATGCGGCTAATGCTACTGTAACTGTAGAATTTGATTTTCCGGATGGCGTAAAATTAGATCCAAGTACATATGTTGTAACTTCAACAGTTGGTAAGAACGGACAGTTGGTTAGAGATCTTCGAGTTATGGCGGATGCTGGTGGTAATCCAAAATATAATGAGAATGGATTTAATTTCTCATGGTGGCTAACTAGCAAATATCAAGTCGAATTCTTCTTCCACATCGCTGGAATGAGAAAAATATAGAGGTTTATAATATGAAAGATGCTAATTTTTTGATAGCTCTTATTACTATGATGATCGGTAATGGTGGGGCAATATGGAAAGCTCTTAGTATGTATTATAAACGTAAGGACGCTCAGGATGCTTTAAAGGAAAAAGAGTCATTAGAAATTAGATTGGCTCACGAGCGTAAATTAGAAGAGATGGATTTTAAATTAGAGAAAGTGGCAGACATAACTTGTGCACTTGCTCAGTTTAGAATAACTAAAGAGGTTGAAAAGCATTCTGATATGAATGCTATAACTCCTGCCGATCGTTCGGTGATAGAGGAGATGTATGAGCCGTATGAGGCTTTGGGTCGAAATCATCATGCCCATAACGCAGTAATAGCTATGGAGCAAATACCAATTGTAACTAAGTATGGTAAAAAGGAAGGTGAATAGGATATATGGATAAGTTTTTAATGTCTAATACCACTGAAGCAAAGCTTGTAAGGACGATGGTTCAGGGTATTCTGTCTATTCTAATGCAGAATCTAGCAGACTATCTTGGACTACTCAAGCTAACGCCTCAGACGGTAGCATTGGTTACTCCAATACTAATGTCAGTTTTATCTGCATTAATGTCAATATTTGGGGATAGGATGAATAATAATCTTAATAACCCGAGCGAAGGAGACCTCCCAATCCAGGCAGACAGAAAAGATGTAGATGAGGCTAGTGTTGTAGATGTAGCTATGGGTCACTTAGATCCAGGTGCAACGTCTGACAATTATATAGAAAGAAGTGCCTCAAATGTCAAAGATATATAAAATAATAGATGTATCAGAATTCCAAGCACCGAAAGGACAGCATATAGATTGGGAGAAAGTTAAGAATTCTGGTATCGATGGTGCAATAATCAAGTTCGGAGCTGGACCTAAATTGGTTGACTCTGAGTTTGATTATAATGTAAAAGAGTGTATTAGACTAGGACTACATGTTGGAGCTTATATTTATTCATGGGCAACTAATGCTAAAGAAGCAGAATATGAGGCCGACAGACTAATTGAAGCTTGTAGTAAGTATAATCTAGATATGCCTTTATACTACGATATAGAGGAAGGTACGATTAATAAGCGTACTGCAACTGCTCAGCTTACTACGGACGCATTCCTAAATAGATGTAAAGAAAAAGGTATAACCGCTGGTGTATATTCCGGTCTATATTGGTTTATACATTATCTATATCCAAGTAGAATGCTAGAACACCCACTATGGATTGCACAGTATAAGAGCGGTATAACAAGACCAGAACACCCACACCCAGAATGGTTTGGAATGTTCCAGTATACTTCAAAAGGATCGGTTGATGGTATTGTAGGAAACGTGGATATTAATTACTGTTATGTTCCTTATTGGGAAACCTATGGTAAAAAGAATCCAGTTGCTCCAGCTATGAATTTTGTAGAGCTTGATGGTGCATTACTGCAATTGCAGATGAAACTAAAAGAGGCTACGGATGCATTAACAGTTGTAGGCAATTATTATGACTCTGTTAAATCTAAGTATTCCGATATACGAAATGCATTAGACAAAGCGATAGAAGATAATAATACTCAGGATAACAATACTGAGACTCCTACACCCACTCCAGAAACACCACAGCCTACGCCAGAGCCTCAAAAACCCGTTTTAAAGGTCTTAAGTATGTCGCAGAGACAACTATTCCTACGTACGTTTTTCTACTATTACAAGGGAAATATAGACGGTATAGATGGTCCTCAGACACAAGCTGCTGTAAAAGCTTATCAAGCTGGACAAGGTTTGAGTGCTGATGGTTTGTGGGGTGAGAATACTCAGAAGGCTTCAGAGTCTAATGCTCGTGCGGTACAACAGAAGTTATGTGATGCTGGTATGAAAACAGATATTGATGGTATAATCGGTAACGATACTATATCCTGTTTAACTAGATATCAGACTGCTGTTGGACTGACTGCAGATGGCATAATGGGCGTAGAGACTTATAGGAAGTTGTTTAACGATCCTAGTTATGGTGCTGCTACTACATCTAAAAATACAGGCGGAATATCCGCACACTTTAATAAGACTGAATTTAGATGTGGATGTGGTGGAAGATATTGTAATGGGTATAATGGTAAGGAAGTAAGTACTAGCTTGCTAAATATTTTAGAAAAGCTTAGAAGCTATTACGGACGGCCTATAGTCATTACCTCTGGAATACGTTGTCAGAAGTATAATGACTCGCTGAGAGGGTCTATAAAGAATTCAGCACACATTCAAGGTAAAGCTGCGGATATTTATATTCGTGGTATTACAGATACGGTATCTGGCAGAGCTCAAGTGAAGAGATTGGCGTATCAATATGGCGCAAAGTATGTTTACTATGGTACTTCAAATATGGGCAATGCAGTACATATAAATGTGTAGAGTTTAATTAATTATAGTACCCTCGAAAAAATCTTAAAATTAATTAAATACACTTTTATATGAAAAAGCAATTCTAAAACAAAAGAATACTTGAATATTGAATTTTTCCCGAGGGGAATTTTTGATAAAACTTTACCAAAATACAATTTAATATGGTAACTCTATTATAGCTGACTCGTAACGGAATCAGCTATTTTATTTTTTTTCGTAATATAAACATATATTATTATAGAAAATGATTGGAGGTAAGATTTATGAAAATAAAACTGAAGAGATGGCCTAGTGCTGTTGCTGACTGTGAGGCTATGAGCCGTGATGAGTTTGATTCGATTAAAGGTGATAAAATTACTCCTGATTTGGTATATATTACCGATGAGGATAAATTGAAACTTAATCAGTATACTTGTTACAGTTCATATCGATACGGTGGAACTTGTAACTGCATAAGTCATCCAACTAAAGAATGGATTGATTTTACAAACGAGATTTTAGAAATACTAGAGTAACATCTAGTATTTATTTTTTTCGCGATGGAAACTATTAGTATTATAGAATATAATGTTTTTATAATAAAGGAGGTAAAATATGTTTTTACTATGGATTATTTTAATGGGTATTTCTTGTGCTACACTTTATTTAATATTAACAATTAAAGAAGAAATTGAATTGTTAAAGATTAGAGAAGCTAAACAAGGATACGGTATTAATATAATGAAACCAATGAATGAATATATTGATACTAAAGATATTATTAAGTAACTATTAGCTAAGGCGTATCAATCGTCTTAGCTTTTTTATTTGAAAGGAGATATGATATGAGTTTTAATTCTAAAGTTATAATGTTTGATGCGGTTGTATTCATTATTGGTGTTATTATAATTTTTATATTATATTTATCGATTAAACGAGATAATAAGAAATATAATAAAGACCTTATAGAATCGGATATCAAAAAAAGTTGTGAAATACGTAGACTGAATCGGGAAATTGATAGGTTAAATACTATTATTAAAAATAATGAATATGATACTAAATTGGATTATGATAAAATATATTATTATAGTGCTGTAGATAGAATTGTGTTGAGTGATGGTAAAATAGTTGCTAAAAAACAATATACTACAGATATTACAAAAGCTAAGAATTTCGGTAAGTATAAAAATGATTATATTGAGTTATATAAGGAGGACAATTATATAGAAAGAAGTGCCTCAAATGTC